GAGTGGAAATCAGGTTATCAATAAATTGCTGTGTGCATTTTTTGCACACAGGGAATAAGCTTTTAGGAGGGTTTAAATGGCTGCATTAGGAAGTAAAGTTCAAGACGTTTTAAGGGTGGCAGGTCAGAGTATTTCAGCTGCAGTTGCTGGCTCTGCTGCTGCAGTTAACGTCTTGGTTCGTGATGGAAGTGGGTATATCTTGTGGGCTACTGGAACTGGTGTTCCTACTGATTCCACAAAAGGATATGCTAAAGGTTGTTTATTTATTGATACAGATGTCGCAGCTGCAACTACAGGTCTCTATGTAAATGTAGGAACTACAGCTGCTTGTAACTTTGATGCTGTAACTGATGCTTAATTTTTAACTAATTTTTAATAAATTTGAAGGAGAAATAAAATGGCTTTTTTCGGTATGCGTGGAACTGGTGATTGGGTTGCTAATCAGAGACCTGAATCTTGGCGGGAGATGATTCTTTATCTATACCCCAACGGTGCGGCTCCTCTAACTGCAATGATGAGCAAGATGAAATCTGAAACTGTGACTGATCCTGTTTTCCATTGGTGGACTAAATCCCTGCCTACTCAGGCTGGTGCAGTTACTGGTGTTTACACTGATGCTGCTCTCTCTGTAGCTTATGTAAGTGGAGGTGTTGCTGGCTCAAATCTTTATGTTAGAATGGCTGAATCTTTGGTAGGTGAAATTAGAGTTGGTCATCAGGTCCTGCTTCAGTATACAAGTAACCTTGCTGTTGGAGTTAATGCTCTTGTTACTGAGCGTGTTGCTAATGGTGCAAGTAGCTATGCAAAATGTCAGTTGCTTGAAGCTGATGATAATTCATTAACTAATGACTTGAGCGACTGTGATCGGATTATAGTAATTGGTAATGCTAATGCTGAAGGTGCTGCTGTTCCTGATGTGGTTAGTTATGATCCTACTGAATGGTATAATTATACGCAGATTTTCAGAACTCCGCTTGAAATTACTGGTACGGCTCTTGAAACTAAACTTAGAACCAATCCTCAAGCTTATCAGGAACTAAAGAGGGAAATCCTCGAACTTCATTCCATTGAGATGGAGAAGGCATTCCTGTTTGGTGTAAGTTCTTCTGGTATTGGTACTAATGGTAAACCACTGAGAACTACTCTTGGCCTGATCCCTGCAATTAAAGGCGGCTACACTGGTGCTGGTGGAAGTGCTGGTACTACTTCTAACTATCCAACTGCTGCTGCATGGTCTGGACAGACCTGGCTACAGGGTGGTGAAGATTGGCTTGATACACAGTTGCAGACTGTCTTCCGTTATGGGAAGAGAGATAAACTGGCCTTCTGTGGTGATGGTGCTCTTATGGCCCTTAACAAGATTGTGAAAAATGGTGGGGATTATACCTTCACTCCGACAACCAAATCTTATGGCATTAATGTAGTTGAATGGGTAACTCCGTTGGGGAAAATTAGTTTGATGACCCATCCCTTGATGAGCCATGAAACTACATTGACTAATAACATGGTTATCTTTGAACCTGAAAATGTTAAGTATCGTCCTCTGACCAATCGTGACACCCACTTCATTTCCGATCCTTCGATGAAATCTGGTACGTGGGCAAGAAGGGATGCCATTAAGGAAGAGTTCCTGACTGAAGCTGGTCTTGAATATCACCACCCTATTGGTTGGGCATATCTTACTGGTCTCGGCTCTAACAACGCAGTTTAACTTTAACTTTTAAAATGGTTGCTGTGTGCATTTTCTGCATACAGCAACCAAAATTTAAGGATTTTTATGGACAAGATAATTTCATACCTCAAACAAAAATATGGTAAGTTGGGCAAGCTTCCCAGAGTTGTTCAGATGTATGCACAGAATCCTGAAAAAGGTTGGTTGATTGAAGCTATGGAATGGAAGAGAGTTATTGTTAATAAGTATAGTAAAGTAAGTAATCCATCTGAAGCTGAAATTGATCGTATAATTACTATGGCAATTAATCAGAAATTGTAAGGTTAATTATGAATCTATTAAGTTTAAGAACTCAATTTGTGAAACTTTCAGGGAGGTATGATCTTGTTATTAACACAAGTGCATATGCAGATAATGGGGCTGACTTTTATATAAATGCTGGACAGAAATTATTGGATAGATTAGTTTCAGTTCCTAACACCTTTGCAAGAATCTACCTCCCTTTAAGTTCTGGAGAATATTCATTAACTTGGCAATATCATAATAGGGCTATTAAGGAAGTTTGGGCTACTAATACTACTGAAAGATATAAACTTGAAAAGAAAAGTTTGAGTGAGTTGAAGGAATTATACAGCTCGGCAGCATCAGCAACTACAAATGGTGCACCTATTTATTACGCTCCTGCTGAACTTATGGCTCTTGAAACTACAGCTAAGGGGAGTTTAGCAACTTTCATTGATAAAACTTGGGCTGAATCAGATACAAAATATGATTATCGTGGCATAGTTATAGCACCTCCGGCTGATGAATCTTATGTAATTGAAGTTAGTGGTCTCTTTGATCAGTTTGTTCTTACAAATAACACAGATGAAAACTTTTGGACTATTGAACATCCAGCTCTTCTCCTCCGTGCCAGTTTATATCAACTTGAAAGTTTTAGTAGGGGGACGGAAAATGCTAAGAATTGGCTCAGTGCTATTGAAACAGATGTGATGTTGATTGAGAGGGATATAGTTGAAGAAGAGATTGCAGATGTAGATCAAATGGAGGGATGATGTTAACTGTTGATGAAAAGAATGAGTTGATTAAAGATGTTATAGAACAGGTGCTGTTGAAGATGCCTGAGGTTATAGGAAACTTAATGAGTCATCATGCTAATATGGCTAAAGTTAAGAGAGAGTTTAAGGAGAGGTTTCCAGAATTTAATAACCATTCTGAAGTTGTTGCAAGAGTTATTGAGAAAGTGGAGGGTGAAAATGTTGGGTTAAGTTCAACTGAAATTTTAAATAAAGCTGTTCCTGAAATTAGAAGGCAGTTGAAGATTGTTGAAAAGGTTGATTTAAATTCAGTAGTTAAACCAGCTGTTGATAATTTAATTGTTTCAATTGATAGTGATAATGGAGCAATATGATGGAAGTTTTAAGAAATGGAAAATTTTCTCAAGTAATTACTCAATTGAATTTAGGATTGAGTAAGACTAATGCAGACATTAGGAATAGTAATTTTCTGACAAGCTCATTAGGAATGATCATTAAAGATGGTGTTATGCAGACTGTTGTAGATATAGATCAGCTTGACACATCAGATATTGGAGGATCATTTCCTTATCCACAGGTTTTCACTCTCACCAATTTAATTATTGGATGTAATGAAACTGAAATTTATGAATATGAAAATGAAACCTGGACATTAAAATATACTTCAACGCCAGGATCAACTTGGGAAGTTCTTGACTTTCATGATTATATAATACTTTCAAATGGAAGACAGACAGTTGTAAGAAATGCTGAAAGTAAAGAATATTCAATGTCAACAACTATTCCAACAGGGATGGCGTTATGTAATTTTAATGGTCAGTTGTTAATCGGTTCACCAGATGCAGGTTATATTTAATTTAAAAAGGAGATTTAAAGATGGCTAATCAGGTACCTAATAGTTTTAAAACGATGTTGTGGAAAGGGCAGATTGCAGCAGCTTCTGATACTTTTAAGATAATTTTGATGGATCTTGGTTATACTTTTAATAAGGCTGCTGATAATGCTTATGATGATGTGAAAACTTGGGAGCTTCCTACAGGTAATGGATATACAGCTGGAGGTGCTACACTTACCCTTGTTGCAGTTACTACTGATAATGTTCAGAATAGATGTGAGGTAACTTTTCAAAATGTTCAATGGACAGCTACTGGTGGACCACTCTCAACAGTAGGTGCAATTATTTATAATGATTCTACAGCTACTGGTAGTGGTGATGATGAAACTGACGCAATTTGTGCATTCTTCGATGCTAATGGTGTTCAAACTGTGGCAGAAGGGGCTGCTCTTACAATCTCAAATATTATGTTAACTGGTGAAGATATTACTATTTCTTCATAAGGAGATAAATTATGGGACTTTTGAAGAATAAAAACTTTGCTTATTCAACGCTTGCAGGCACTGTGTTGATAGGTGCTGCTTCTTTAACTGTAGCTACAGGTGAAGGTGCGCTGTTTCCAGCTACTGGTGATTTCATGATGGTTATTTATGGAGCAACTTATCCATCCCCCTGTCTTGACTCAACGAGGGAGTTGGTTAAAGCTACACTTACATCAGGTGATACATTTGCAATAACAAGAGCACAAGAAGGTACGGTAGCTAAAGAGTGGGCGGCCGATGATAATGTTGCACTTGTTTTAACTGCTGGAAAAATGGATGAGTTGGAAAAGGCAGTGCAGAATTCAAGTCTGGCTTTTGGAACTGCTACAGGCACTAATACTTATGCTGTCACACTTGATCCAGCTCTTACAGCTTATGCAACTGGAATTGTAGTTAATGTTAAGTTTACAAATGCAAGTACAGGCGCCTCAACTTTAAATGTAAATGCGTTAGGTGCTAAAAAGATTTATAAGTTTGTAGATGGTTCCTATTCAGTTATTGGTTCAGGCGACATTGCTAATAGTATGTTTAGCTCAGTCTTTTATGATGCCACTCTTGACAGTGCTGCAGGTGGTTGGATATTAGGAACATTTAAAACTACATTATTCAGCAATGTAGTTGAAGATACTACACCTCAGTTAGGTGGTAACTTGGATATGAATGGGAAAAATATTCAAGGTGTAACTCCTACTGAGGTGGGTTATCTTAGTGGGGTGATAAGCGCAATTCAAACTCAGTTGAATGGTAAGCAGGCTACAATTACTGGAGCTGCGACTACAATTGTTTCAGATGATTTAACTGCTGAGAAGATAGTAGTAACCAGTGGTATAGGTAAGATTACCTATTCATCTCTTGGATCATCAACCCTTGCTGCAATTCCAAAAGGTTTTGCAAGAGCTAATAGTGCAGGTACTTTTATATCTGGATACAATGCAACTACTGTGAAAAATAGTACTGGAAATTACACTGTAACTTGGGGAACAGATTTTGAAACCACTAATTATACAGTATCATCCTCTCTTTTAGGTGGGACAGGTTATACTTATGTAAGTTCTGTAAGTGTAGATAGTTGTACTGTTCTAACTTTTGATACATCTTGGACAGCAGCTGATAAGGCATTTACTGTAATTGCAATGGAGGCATAAATGGGAAATGATTTATTTAATCCTGCTGATTATGGGTGGAGTTTAAATGGTTCTGGGGCAGTTAATAAGCAGGCGCTTTTAGATACATTAACTGCAGCAAATGGAAAATCAGTTTTAATACCTACAGGTGAGTGGGAGATAGACCATTCAATAACCTTTAATGGTCCAATATCTTTAGTTGGGATGGATGCTTTATCCACTACAGTGTGGGTTAAGGGAGTTGGTGATCTATTTCGACATGACCTGAAATACGGTTATTTCTCTGCAAAGAATTTTAGTGTGAGTTACCAAGATTCTAATGGGATATCCACTTTCTTTAATATTCGACATCTACAACCTTTTATAGATGCAACACATTGGAACCGGAATTTTATACTTGATAGCGTTAGATGTATTAACAGAAACGTGGAAAGAAGGGGATGCTGTGTTAATCTTGCAGTTCAACAAGATGTTTTTATATTCTTTGCAAAAGTTATGAACTGTTGGTTTCAAGATGCTGATCAAGCTATAAATATAAACGCTCGGCCTGATGGCAACTTTGGATCGATCAATGGAGTCTCTATTCTTAACAACGTGTTTAATGAATGCCTTTGTGATGTTGAGTCTTCAGGTAAAGTTCATACTTTAACTGCTGTTAATAATCACCACCAGTGTACTACTGTAGCAAATGGTTTTAAAGGATGTTATAAATTATCTGGTAGATATGGTACTTTCATTAACAACAAAGAGCATGATCTTGATTGGGCCAATGGAGGTAGGAGTTATATTTTTAAATCTGATGCTTTGATGAATAATGTTATAGGTTCTTTACATACAAAGAATCAGGCTTGTTTAGATTATAATAATTCATCTACTAACACTTGGTATTGTAATTCTAATATATAAACAAGATAATTGCATTAGAAAATGTATAAGGATATATTATGTATGGTTCAATTTTATTAGGATCATATTCTTACGGTGATAGACTCTTTGGAGTTGATGCTGCTGAGATAACTGTTGATCTTAGTACAGCGCAAGTAGGTATTTTAATTAGACCTATCGCTGTATTAAGTTCACTTCCTGGTAAGCCGAGGATTCCAGAGCTTGATATTAATATAGATCTATTTGCCAGAGCTGATTTTCCAAGAATTGCAATAGGTGCTTATGGCTCCTTTGAAGAGTTTGGAGGTCAATTTTTAGTTGGATTAGGATTAGGTGCTTATAGTACATTTGTTCCTGGCGTTGTTGTAGCTGGTGGTCCTATAGGTATTGGGATTAGAGCTGATAGTTCTATAGTTATAATCTCTCCTGATAACAACGCTGTGGCATGGTCAGGTGTTGGGTCAGTAGATTTCATCATCTCCCATGATAATGTTGCTGGTAAGATGCCTTTACCTTGGAAAGGGTTTACCTATGCAATTCGTATGTTAGATAACTCTCCTATTGTTTACGGTGCTAATGGTATTTCACAGTTGATTGCTAAAGATAAATTCTTCGGTGAAAGGAGATTGTTTAATGTAGGGTTGAAGAATAAAGGTGCTCTGTTCACTAATAATGAAGAACACTATTTCATTTTAAATAATGGTGAGTTTTGGAAACTGTCAAATAAAGGTAAGGAGCTTATTGGGTATAAGAGATATTTCTCTTCAATGGAAACAGTTATTATCTCTGCTGATGTTAAAGAAAGTTTACTTCACATATGTGATGGAACTACTGGTTATGTTTATTCAATTAAAGATAATGCCCTTGTTGGAGGGTATGTAGGTGTAACTTCATTTTCATATCAAGATGGTAATAGTTATCTGATCAGTGATGAAGATGTTGTTAAAGATGCATTTTCAATCACTACAGGCATTTATGACTTTGGGACCAGAAAGGAGAAAACTATCTTTAGTATTGAAGTAGGTTCATCTTATAGTAAGAATTTACAGGGTACAATTTACTACAATACACCACTTTCAAGTACATTTGCATCTACACCAACCATTACTTTTAAACCTAACTATGAAGCTAACCTTCCTTGTTATGGAATAGATTTTAAAGTTAAAGTTGATGCACTTGAAACAACTGAAAGTTTTACTGTTGATTATATTAAGATTAATGGAGTGATTCATGGCTTCAGTTTTTTAGATACTATTCAAATGAAATAGGTGGTTTATGATTATTAAGTTGCAAGTAGATCAGATTCAAAATTATTGGGAGGCTATAAAGTTTGCCTCAACTTCAGCTGATGGGATTAAGAAGGATGATGTTGGAAGTTATTCAATTAATCTGTTGCTCAATCTTTTGAATGGTAAAGATATTTGTTTCATCAGCTTTGATCAAGACAGTAGGCAGATTCAAAGAATTTTAATCATATCTTTCATAATTGATTTTGTAGGAAATAAGAAAGGTATGCTTTTTAAAACTCTCTACAGCTTTGTTAGTGGGTCAGATGATGATTGGGCAAGTGAGAGTTTGAAGATTTATGAATATGCTAAGAAGGAAAATTGTTCATTTATTTCTATGACTACAGCCAATGAGAGAGTTAAAGAGTTGGCATTGAAGTATGGTTTTAAACCAGTTAATGTTAATTATAAGATTGATTTATAGGAGGTTGTTATGGGTGGTGGGTCAGGTGGAAGTGGTTCTGGGAATGGCACTCAGACTAATTATATAAGATATGCACCTTATATTGAAGATAGACATACAACCTTTTTAGCCAATGTTGCTAATTATAGAACGTTGTTAGTTGGTGATTCACCTTACAGTTCTTTTGAGGATATTGATGTAGATACAGCTTTCTTAGGCGCTGGTGTAGCTATTACAAGTTTCTCTTCATTGTTTGATAGTTATGAGACGTTACTTTTAAACTATGATATAGAGTCAGCTTATAATACAATATTTGAGCAAGTCACAAATTCTCAACATGTTAGTGATTTAATATCAGCTCAAGCTGCTGACCTGAATTATGAAATTGAAAATGAAACACTCCCAAGATTTATGATTGGTGCGAGGGATGTTAATGCAGTTGTGAGTTCAACCTTTGTGATTGGTAAGTCTTTAATTGAAGCTGAGAAGGTTAGAAACTTGAGTAAGTTTAGTGCTGAGCTTAGATATAAGTTAATTCCTGTGGTCTTTGAAAGATGGAAAACTACATTAGATTGGAATAAAGTTACCATTGAAATGTATGCTCAGATTTTCAAACTTTATTTTGCAGCTAAGATGGATGAGGGTGAGACAAATTTTGAAATGGCTGTTAAAGATAAGTTATGGCCTTTCACTGTTCTTGATTATGAACGGGCTGCATTAGGAGCGTTGCAAGGAGCTACCAATTCAAAGAGTGTAGGTGGTAGTGAGACAAGTAAAGTTCAAAAGGCTTTAGGTGGAGCTATGAGTGGAGCTGCTATGGGTGCTCAACTTTCAGGAGGTAATCCTATTGGTGCTGCTGTAGGTGGAGTTTTAGGTTTAGCTGGTGGATTTCTTTAAAATTTAAAGGAGATTTAAAATGTTAGATTTCAGTTTTTTAGGTAGGAGTGGACAGAATATGAATAATTTACCTGCTTATGATGTAGCCACTGCACCAATTAATAGTGGAGGTGGTGGAAGCAATTTTATGGATATGTTGATTAATGTATTGAAAGATCCTAATATTATTAGAACAATGGGAGATGTAGGTGCTAAGTTGAGTGGGGAAGGAAGTTTTGGTGAAGCTGTTGGGACTGGAGCTAGTAATCTAGTTAGAAATCAACAGTTGCAGAAAGCAGGTGAGAAGCAGAGTAATTTGCATAAGATGATTATAGATGCTATTACTGGTAAAGGTGATGTGAGTAAGATTGTCGGGCCTAAAGAAGATATGAATACAGCTAATCAATTAACACTTAAAGGTGATGGTAGTTATACACTTTCTGGTGGGATTAGAGATCCTAAGGTTATTGGTTATCAGGAGGAAAAACCTCTTGAGAGTTTGAAAGGTATTGACCGCCCTTTACTGTAAGCCAGCCAATGTTAACGGCCTCTGATTTGGCTGGCCTTAATCCAGAGGATATTCAATCTCTTTTAGGTAATCAACTTAATGTTGCTAACCTTATGAGTAAAAATATTCAGGATGTTTATAGTAGAGATTTGGAGAGAGAGAAGTTAAAACAAGATGTTCAACTACAACTGACTAAACTTCAAACTCAATCTGAATGGAATAAGATGGACATTGAAGCTAAGAAGGAGTTGGCTAAACTTGGCTTTGATAATGATAAGGCTCTTTTAACTATGAAGTTAAATGATCCTAATGCACTTAAAGAATTGAATGCTAATATTACACTTGCTAATGCGAGAGCTAGACAGGCTGAAGCTGGGGAAAGGAAGACAGGTAAAGAGACTGAAATTCTTGAAAAAACTGGAGGAGTTAAACCTTCTGAGGAACAAAGAATTGAATTATATAGAATTAGGTTAAATAATACTTTGAAGAAAGATAGGGCTGACCAACTTTATGATTTAGCTAAGGTTGAAGCTGATTTAGCTGGTGAGTATGATAAGGCTGAAAATTTAGGTAAGATTAACTTTATAAATACTATTAGTGAACAGCCTGAATTTATTTATCAGTGGAGAGAGCCAGGAAAACTTTTTGGAGAGAATGTTAAAGGTAAGAAGTTAAGTCTTCCAGTTATTGATTATGAAGGTAAACCTTACCAACTCAAGGCTAAAGATATAGCTGAGACCGCTGCAGCTAATGGTATCAGTGAGAAAGAATTTCTCAGAAAATTAGGAGTTCTTGGAGATGATTTTAGACCTAAATAAAATTAATAGTTCAAGTTCAAATTCTGATTCAACTGAAAGTGAGGATGAAGTAAGTGTTGGACCTTCTGGTGGATTGAGGTTAGATTTAAATAAGATTAAACTTCAAGATAATGATGGGTTGCTGTATGCAAAAAATGCATACAGCGATTCAAAATCCAACTATGAACAACCTACTTCAGATACAAAAAGTATATTTCAAGAAGCTGGTGAAATTAAGAGTAGAGTATTTGAAGGAATTGAAAATCTTCCTGGAACTATAATTAAAGAGGCTCAAACAGATTCAGGTTTGAGTAAGGTTAAGACTGGATTAGGTGAAACTGCTCTTAACTTTGGTGCAGGCGCTGTTAGTTACCTTCCATCTGTACTTTCCAATTTAGCTACAACTGGAATTGGTAAAGCTATTCAATTAGGTCAGATTATTGAAGGGGATGAGAATGTAATTTCTTCTGAAGATATAGCTAAGAAATCTGATGAAGTTAGGGAGAAAGTTGGAAGTTTCTTACCTAATTTATTACCTGAAACTAAGACAGAGACTGGAAAAGCAGCTACTGAATTAATATCTAATATCTTTGAAGGTATCTTATTACCTGCAGATAAGGTTGATGAATTCTTCACAAAACATGGGTGGCCTAATTTAGGTAACACAGCAGGAATATTTACAGAGCTATTAACATTCTCTATGCTTCATGGAAGTAAGAAAAGTAGATCAGAGTTGAAAAATGCTTTGAATAAAAAGGATGGTGTTTCAGTTGTAGATGCATTAGATAATGTGTTGAAAGAGAATCCTGAACTTAACAATTTAGTTAGAGATAGACTTCAGAAGAATCAGCAAATCATTGATGCATCGGAAGGTTTTTCAGCCATTGATTTGCCAAGAGTTAAATCACCATCTCCAACATTATCTGAACTGAGTCAAAGGTCAAAGGGATTTGATGAAGGTGGAGTTAGAATTCCTTCAAAAGCTGAAGAGGGTTTAACAGCTTCTGGAAGGTCAGGAACTGTTGAGGAAGTTAAACTTGGTGGCCGACCAGAGCTGGTTGAAACTATTCCAAGAACAAGTTATAAAATTGGAGAAGATGGTAAGCCAGTTAAGGTTGAAGATGTTAGTGCGAGGAAGGAATTTAAAATTGATCAATTCGGCAAGCCTCAACTAGTTGAAGAAATTCCTGGACAGAAGCAGGTCTGGAAAATTGTAGTTGATCCGCTTAAAAATGAAAGTGGAGCAGTTTCTCTTGACCTGTTAAGAAAGACATTTGGCTGGGGAGTTAAAGGTAGTGATCTTTGGAATAGGTTGAAGAAGCAGACATCAGAAACTGATCTTGAGCTTTCAGGCATTAAACAATTCTTAATGGACAATCAGGATAAGAAGATTGACCATAAGAAGTTTAAGGAGTTGTTGGATGAATATTCTCCTGTTGTTGAGAAGAAGGTTTTGGATAATAAGGAATATTATAAACAGATAGATTTAGAAAGTAGACTTTTTAAAAGACTTACAGAAATAGAGAATATATTGGATAATGAAGGGACTTTTAAACAGTTTAAAACTGAAGAAGGAAGAAATTTACTTAAGGAAAAAGAAGATGTTGAAAGTCAGTTAGCTGATATCGCTAAAAATTCAATTAATGTTAAAACAGAACATAGAAATGCTCCATTTAAACCGGCTGAATTTAATGAAACTTATTCTGAACACCTCTACAATTTTGAACCTTCTAAGCCATTTTATAAAGGACCTAAACCTCACTTTCCAAATGAAAGACCTGTTAACAACTTAGCATTTGCAAGAGTTTATGATTCTTATAAATTTAAGTTGGGGGATAAAGTTGAGGATAGTAGACACATTCACGAAGTTCAAAGTGACTGGATGAATGATGTTAGGAAGGAGGCAGGGATTGAGAGGGAGATTGAAAGGCTGGCTGAGTTAACTAAATTTACACCTAAAAGAGATGTATATACAAAGAAATATAATTTAGATACTATAGAACAATTAAAATATAATGTAGATCAGTTAATGTGGCAAGGTAAATTAGATACTATTAAATGTGAAGATATAATTACAAAGATGAATGAATATCTTTATAATATTGAAGAACCTAAATTTACACAACCACCACTTAAAGAAAGTTGGTATAAGTCAGTCTTGAGAGATCAGATCGGTCAGGCAGTCAGAGAAGGTAAAGATAGTATTACAATGTCAACTGCTGATGTTCATAAGGCTGCTTGGGATCAGATGGGGGAGAGAGGATATAACTATGAACCTATTTATGATGGGAAGTATAAAAAGTTTCTTGAGAATGAATTAGGTGTTAAGGCTGAGAGAGTGGGTGAGGGTGAAGGTAGTTTATGGCACTTTCCATTAACTGATAAAGTTAGAGAGATGTATAAAAAAGGTGAAACATTTGAAGGGGGAAAGACATCAGTAGGTGAACTACTCCTTAGACCATTTATGAATGAGAGGGGGGAAGTTAATGTAGGTAGAAGTTCTAAGGAGGTTAGGGAGAAGTTTAATCAGACTGAAATTGATAAAATTATTCAAGTTGGTAAACTTGCTGAGAGGAATAAAACTACAATTGAAAAGTTGTTGGAAGGTCAAGGGCTGAGCAAAAAGCAAGTTGCTGACATAGTTAAAGTTCATGAAAGTTTGAAGGTGGTTGATCCATTTAAAATGGCAGGGGAAAGTCCACTTAAATATATTGAAGGGGCTGATCCTATTGAGTTTAAAGTAGGTGATGTGAGGGTTAATACTTCAAAGCTTTCAAATCCATCTGTACCTATAGGCCTTGAAACTTTAAAAGCAATTAAAGCTGCTGAGGTTCCAATAACTGGAAAGTTGTTCAAGCCATTTATCCCAACTATTCACACTATAGATAAATTTAAATCTCAGTTTGTTAAAGATTTATGGCATCGAGCTAATGCTGCTGAAGTTGCTATGAATAAAGATATGAACAACATTGTTAAGACAATTAGAGATATTGAGAAAGAGTTTTCTAATGTTAAGTTGAGAGAACAGGCGGGCATTAAACAGATGATGAGAAGTGAGTCTGGTGCCAAAGCTATGAAGAAGTTGAATAAGACGGCTCCTGAAACTATTAAATATGACAAGTTGATGGAACGTGTAGAGCCAATTTTTGAAAGCCTGTTCAACAAGATTAATGAAGTTAGAGTTAGTATCGGTCAGGAGCCAATAAAAGCTATAAGAGATGCTGATGGTAATAATATATATCTACCTTTCATAGCTCAAGAAAGTTTCATGGCTAAGGTTAGAGATTTGTTGAAGGGGACTAAAGAGGAGATTGAACTTCCTAATTTAATTACAGATTCATTGAATGAGATAATTCACAGGCATGACTTAGGCACTGTGGAGAAAGCAGCTTTTGAATTCACAAAGAGGGGTGGGTTAAAACCTGGCGTTGTTCTTAAGCTTGATCCAGTTAAACTGTTGGGTGAATATAGTAAGGTTGCATTAAGACACATTCACATGAGTCCGATTAATAGTTTTATTAAGGAGATAGTTTCAAGAAGTTTAAAAGATCCTGAAAGTGGTAAGATTTATAAGATGAAAGAGATTGGAGGCAATCCTGAACTTGCTGAATTTCTTTCAAGGTGGAGTAATAAGTTAGCAGGTGTTCCTAATGTTATATTAGGTGAAAGTTTAAGACCGTTGGAGAAAGCGTTTACAAAGTTAAGTGAAAATTTAACTATGTCAATTTTAGGTGGGAGTTTAAGAACTGTTTTAGTTCAGCCAGTCTCTCTTTGGAACACAGCTACTGTATTTGGGCCAGTTAGGACTGCTAAAGGATTGGTTGATACTGTTATTGGTAGGAAGTTTAACGATGCTCCAATTGGGAAAAGTAATGTGTTGAAGGGGAGAATAGGTGATCCGATTTTAGATGTTGTGGCTCAACAGTTTGGGGCAGGCAAGTTTAGAAAGGGTGTTGAAACTGTTAAGCAAACATCTATGTGGCCCATGAAGATGGTTGATTACATAATGGCTGAAGCTACTTGGAGAACTGCTTATGATTCTGTTAAAGGTAGGATGAGTGAGATTCGGGCAATTAAGTTTGCTGATGAGGCAGTTGTTAGAACACAAGGTTCAGGCAAAGCCAGTGATTTAAGTCCTATACAAATGAGTGGTTTTGGTAAGGCTATGACTCTTTGGCAGACATTCACAATTAACAATGCTCAGTTTATTGCGAGGGAAGTATTAAGTATAAATCATCCAGAGAGAAATCCACTTGATACTGCAAGAAGGGTTGTCTACTTCACAGTCGGCACAGCTTTGATTAATAACTTTTATGAAGATTATTTAGGCATTCAGAGTCCATCACCTGCACCAATTAAAGCTATAGTTGATGGGTTGGAGAAAGGTGATGAGACCTCAGCCATTGTTTTAAAATCTTTGAAAGAGGTTAGTGAAGCCATGCCCTTTGGTGGTTCAGTTAAATTTGGCTCTCATCCGTTTGGTCCTGGGATTGAATTTATAGGGGAAATTTTTAAACAGTTGAATAAGCAAGATGGTTATTCAGATGATTTAATTACAAGGGCAATTAATGGAGATGATAAGGCCAGGTTGAAACTTGCTGAGATGATTGGTAAGGTTACTGGAGTTCCTGGGACTGGTCAGGCTGTTAAGTTTGTGAGAGGGAAGATGAGAGGGGAAGATAATTTAGGTGCGCTGCTTGGTAGGTATGATGAAAGTAAGAAAGGTAAGAAAGGATTGCCTGAGAGGAGAAGGTGATTAGGGTGAATAGGGAGGATGTTAAGTCCTCCCTTTTTTATTTAACAATCTTCCTTCTTTTTAACATGAATTATCTTTTCAACTACACTTCCACCTTCTCCCACACTTCTTTTCACAGTTAGAAATCCCATGCTCTGCAATGTTGTAATGATTGCTTCAAACTTTCTTGGGTTAGTAGCATCGAAGTAATGACGAGTTAATAACTCTTGTCGGTCAATTTCACCTTCAATTATAATATCTCTCATTATATTATTGAGGAGTTTAGCATCAGGATCATCTCCCATAGAGCCGAATGCCTGAGGCATTTTAATCTCGGTCCTTTCAAGGATATCAACCGCTCTATTTAAGTCATCAAGTGTTATTATCATATCATCACTTCTTGAGGCAGATAATATCATGCATAGTTTTAAAATGTGGAGTGGTCTACGCTCACAATATTTAGACAACCTCCGGTCTTTAAATGGAGGGTTTGTATTAGCTGAAATATACCAAGGACCCCAAGCATCTATCCACTCTGTTGTAGGTTTAAACTCTCCTTGAAGGAGGAGGATTTGTTCAAGGTCTTTATACAGCTTCTCACGCAAATCTTCTTGATATTCTGAAAGGAAGGGATAAGGTTGAAGTTTACCTTTTTTCTCTTCAAAGACAAAAATTATCCTTGAGGCAAGACCAACTCCAACCATATCAGGACACATTCCAATTTGTTCAGGTGTTGTAGCTCCGATTAAGTTCACCCAAATTCCACTGATTTTATCCACACCTTGAGTTTTAGTTTTATGCTCCCATACACCTTCAGGCCCCTTCCCACAATCAAACCAATCAGTTAGATAGCGCAACATCTGAGGATCATTATGACCGATTAAGACACTAAATTCAGGTGAGCAGATTGTGAAGGAACAGTGGTGACACATATTTGAATTTAAATCTATTGAGTTTTCATAATTCTCCTTAATTGAAAGTATCAATGCTTCTTTAGTTGTTGAGTCTGCGGATAGGGCGATCTCAGCACGAAATAAAAAGTCAATCCCAAAGCCCATTGCTGTTCCTTTTCTTGCAGCAGGGGGGCCGACTAATACTATGTACATATTAGGAAAGACTCTCACAGTTCCCCAATTCAAAACACATTTACGTTTAAGAACTGCTGCAATTGTTGAGATCGCCACCCACATTCTATACATTTCAGCTGGCTCTGTTGAACTTGTATAGTCGAGAAAGGAATCAATCCAGTCAGATAAGATGCGAGGCATTTTTAACCTTATTTAACTTCTCTTTTTACTTCTATTAATATTTGTTGAATCTTCAACTCCATGTTTGTAGCCATGAATGAAGGCTGTTGTGTAGTGATATTTAATTGTTTCAAGTTGTTTAACTTCAATGCCTTGAGTTCTTAAGACTCCTTCAATGTAATTCCAATGATCCCAAGCAAGTTTTTCATTATCTTCCATCTCCATCTCCTTTCAACGTATTTTTAAGTTTCCTCTGCTCAAGTTTATAGATATTGTTAGTAGCTATTGTGTTTAAGTTAATGTTCAACTTATGAGCTATTATAGCTATGTACCATAAGCAGTCACCCAGTTCATCGCAGAGGAGTTTATTCATCTCACCAGTTACAACTCCATTGTGGTCACGCAACACCTTTTTAAATTTATTAGACAACTCCCCACACTCACCAGCCAATCCTATAATTGGATAAATTAAACCTTCAACATAGTTGGAATCGAAGTCAGGAAAAACTGCTGTTTTTAACGCCTCTTTTTGATATAAGTCAAAGTTCATTAATCAATTTCCTTTAATAAATAAGTTATGTATAAACATAAAATTGTGTTAATTATTTGTGATACAGTTAGTTCAAGGTTAAGATGTTTAAAATTAACTATGGCTGCAATCAGCCAGATAATTGATGCTATTATAAATAAATATCTTTCAACTTTGAAATTCATATTTAATCACTCCCATTTCAACCAGTTTATAAAAACATTTCCTTGTTGCGTGACAATCAGCCAAAGCATTATGAGCACCTTCAAAGTCATAGTCGAAGAGAATTTTGTGAAGTTCTTCGAGCTTCGGCCACTTGTATCCAGCACCTCTGGCTTTAGGCAGCTTGCAATAATTAGTAGATTCAAGCATAGTACAGATAGCCGGTAATGAGTTAATTAAACCTTGATCACCCATATAAGATTGTGATAAGATTCTTAAAAACCTAATGTCAAAGTTGAAGTTATGGGCAATTAAAGTTGGTTGTAAACAAAGTGTGTTGTAGAAGATTTCCCAAACATTAACTTCATCAATGCCAAACTTATTCGACTCTTCAGCTGTTATCCCATGAGCTTCAAATACATAATTATTAATCTCACAGTTGTTGATGTTAATTAGAAAACACCCCTCATGATAGATTCTATCTTTAGTTGAAAGGATGTAGCCAAGTTGAAGAACCCTCCCCTGTTTTGGATCGTCAGGGGTTAACTTGTCAGATAAAAAATTTGTTGTTTCAGTGTCGAAAAATAGTTCCAATTTATTTCTCCTTCTTTTTAAAATAGTGATTTAAATTAAAATGAAAAATATAATTTATATTCTTCATAACCTTCTAATAAATTTAAAAGATGTAAATATCTATCTTTATTTTCCCAATTTGTAATATTTATTTTTCTCTAATTTTATCAAATCTTGTAATCCTAAAAGGTTCTTCATAATTAATATCTTCTATAGTAGATATTAAATTATAAAAATTATAATCATTAGCTTGTCTTAAATGATCCCAATCTGGATGATCTTCACAATTACTATTTGTTAATGTAATATGTATTCCCATATTTTAACTTCCTTTTAATTAGTAATTAATTTTAATCTCTTCTTTCATAACCACAAAATATACATATACTATATGAATAATGTGAGTCATGACCATTATCAATAAATTTATGATTACAGATTTCTTGTAATGCCTTTATAGCTTTTTCAATCTTACTTACTTCTTTATTAAGATGAAATAAATTAGTATATAATTCTTTTAATTTTTCATCTTTTAATTTATTAATAAATTCTTCTTGCATTAAACCCTCCTTTTTAATTAGTAATTTAACTGATTGCTGTATGCATAAAATGCATACAGCGATTTAATTTTTAGTTTCATTATATCTTTCTTCAAGCAAAGTAGCAAACTCATTTAAATTTGAACTAACTTCATCTGCTTTAATCTTCTCCATATCTCCAAAATTCTTACCTATTTGAATATCAGCAGGGATTATGAACTGACGTCCATAATGTGTAGTTAAAGGTTGTTCAAGGTTAGTCTTAATATCAGTTAAAAGAATTGCATGATTCAGCCAACCAATGTTTAAAGGTATTTGAAACTTAATTGAATCATGAACTTGCATTAATAGTTCAACTTTTTCTAAATGTTTTGAATAATAGATGTAGTTTAGTCCTCGTTCGTTGATCACGTCACCTACGGTTCCTTGTGGAATGCAACTGTAGGCAGCTTTAAAGGTTTGATCACGGCCACGAAAGTCACTTAAATTATCCATGAAGTAAGTTTTCCTGCCCATTAAATTTGTTAATGTTCTATCTTTTAATAAGCAAGTTTTGACATAACCGTGATAGTGGTTTTGAATTTCAGGATAAGCCTTGTGATAGTTTTTATAAATCAACCGGCCAGAGCTTACATCTATTTCATAATGTAAAGCGAAGTTGTCAGGGCCAAGGTCATAGTTGAAGCCGTGATTAGCCTTCTTCCCCCAATAACGCCAGGTTTTCTGACCTCCAGCGATTGGACACTTTATGTCATTCTTATCTTCATATGCAATTTCTTCAGGTGTCTTACCACTGATTAATGCACCAGTTAGGCTATGAACATCTTGTTTAGTTTCAAAGGCGTTAATCATCGCTGTTACACGCCCGACATAGGCGACAATTCTATTCTCGGCCTGACTCAAGTCAATTTCATAAGCTACATACTCATCATCAGAGATGAAATGTTTAAGAACTGAATGTGGTTGGTTCTGTAAATTATTACCAGTTCCAAATATACTCTCACTTGAACTTAATCTACTGTAACGAGTGCCGGCGGGGTTATAACTACAACGCATCCTACCATCTTTATCAACCTTTGAAGTGTCAAGATAGGTTGACCTCTCTTTAACCATCCTTCTAATTTCAAGAACAACTTCTGCTTCAGGAAAACCACGTCTTGCAATTCTCTTCATGGCTTCTTCATCTGTTGAGTCACCACCTTTTTTATTTACATAAGCTTTGATTCCCCTTTCTTTGTAAAAATAATCAGCAAGTTGTTTAGGTGAGTTGGCATTCAATTCCTTCTTACACATCTCATTAAGTTTAAGCTTAGTTTCATGAATTTTAATTCCACTTTCATCATAAGCTTTTTGCATTTCAGATAAGTTGATCTTAGTCCCACGTTCCATCATGTAGATTAGAGGGAAGATTACTTTTCTTGTTCTGTTATAAGTTTCAATTAACCCCCTTTCTTCAATCTCTTTATACTGTTTAGGAGCAGCTTGAATACAGACAAGACTGTCAAGGCAGTTATATTCCCAACCACGATCGAATGAGCCGAGACCTTTCAACCAGAATTTACCTTCATCTTTGTAATATGCTATATCAGTCCAAATACTGGCGATGAAATCAAGGCCAATTTTATACTCAGACATTAACAACCTTTGCATGATCATAGTGTCGTGAATATTAGCAATGTGAATGCCGTACTTGCGAAGGAGGAAGTGGGCGTCAAATGTCAGGTTTTGACCAAGTTTAGGTATGCTTTCATCTTCAAGAATTTCAGCAATTTTCAACCATATGTTTACTTCCTGCTCAGTTGTGAAGTAATCACCGGATGGTCCATTGAATGGGATGCAAATGGCTTCATTTTCTTGATATGAGAAAGAGATACAACTGACTTCGAGGTTAGTTACTTCGATATCATAAGCGATCCATCTAACTTCTTTATTCCTACCCCTGTTTAAACATGAAGTTAAAAAGTCCATACATTGAGTGTAAGTAGGGGAGATTATACAGTTTTTAGCTATCTGTTTAAAACTACCTTCATTTATTTCCTTCGCCCTGCTCACGTCGAAGTAGATTAGATGTTTATTTTTATATTGAAATTTAGGTGGAATGATAGTTGCTGGATGGAGAGTAGGGATTAGTATTTTACCTGGCGTGTCTATTGGGTATAAGATTGAGCCTCTCCACTTTGTTATACCATAACGCTGGGTTAAGGCGTATAAAGGTACATTGCCAGTTGCTATGATTATTGAAGCAGAGCAGGCATTAATTTCTTTTATTAAATTATCTATCTGTTCCTGACCTTCTTTTGAAATAGTAGGTGGTTTATTCTTATTAAAAGTCATGTAGAAGTTTAGAGGGTGATCAATATCTTTGAAGACATTAGTTAGATAACAATCAGACCGTTTAACTTTAGCATCTTGTAGAATTTGATCCAGCTGTTGACCATCAGGGCCGATGAAAGGTTTTTGGCGTATGACTTCCACACGTCCAGGCTGTTCACCCACTATTATATATTTACAAGATTTTGGATCACCAGAAGGTGGTACATAGGTTTTGAACATAAAATTATTCCTGTGATTGAGTTTTAATTTCTTCTCTAATTCTAATTATATATTCATCTTTAAAGTCTTTAGAAAGTTCAGTTCCATAAGCTGTCATGTCAAGTTCGTGAGCGGATAAAATAGTTTGACCTGAGCCAAGGAAGGGGATGAAGATATTGCTGTTAGGTTTGCAGAAGGTTCTTAAAATTTCCTTAATCAATGTGTTAGGTCTTTGTGTTGGGTGATATTTTTCACCTGCAGGGACAGGTAAGAAGTTAAACATATTATTACTTCCAGGTTTATTTAAAGTTGCACTACCCTTTCTTGCATAGAAAAACATTTCATAGACATTAGTTAGACGGGTTGTAGGTGACATATTTTGACCTACATTCTTATTCCAAACTCCTACCATTCTATTAGTTTTGAAATCGTTAGAAGTTAATAATTCATAAATTGTATTGAACCAGGGTTCAGGTGCGAACCAGCAAATTAACCAAGAATCAGGCTTCATAATTCTATAACATTGTTTAAAGGTTTTATTCATAAAGTCAATATATTCACTAACATCAATTTCATTGTATGTTTTTACACTACTATTATATTCCTTCTTTTTAAGATCATTAAGGTTGATTGCATAAGGTGGGTCAATTTCACAGAAGTCAACTGTGTTGTCAGGAATTTTTTTAACAACTTCAAAAAAGTCTCCAAGGATGTAAGCGTTGATTAATTTAGATTGGATACTATCTTCATTCTTCAATGCCTTTTTATAATTATTAGAAAGTTGTGAGTTAATTATACTTGACTCAATGTTATGTAATTTTTTAAAGGCTTCATTTTTATTCTTACAATTAGCCAGTTCAGGTATCTGTTCAATGGCTTTAGCGAGTTTTAAATCAGCGGCTATTGAACTTGCAGACTTTCCAAGGAGCTTGGCTGTATCTGCCTGTGACCAGCCAGGTGCGTCAGGATCTCTGGAAACCTTCTCACCGTGAATCATGACTTGTAGCCTTTGAACCTCAGCTGTTATTTTTAATTTTTCAGCATAATCAAAGTCTTTACGATGAATGTTTTCGCACAGTTCAATTGATCTAATTTCAAGGTCAGATAAGATTTTATTGTAAATTTTAGCATCAATCTGTTTAAACTTCCCATCAACAGCTGCCATTTTTGTAAAGGCAGAAAATCTTCTACCACCAGCTGCAAGGATGTATGGTTTAGATGAAGCTCGATCAGGGTTGAGGCCTAAGGTTATTGGACTGATCTGGCCATTCTTCTTAATTGAATAACACATTTCATCCAAGTCGCCATAATCTTTTCTGTATCTCACACCCAGTTCAATGTCATCAAGAGGTACAGTTTTCAAGATATAGTCAATCAATTTATTTATTCTCCATCTGTTTTTAGTTTAACTAACTATTCATCAAAGAAAGTAAAGCCTGTTTTAATTTTTCCTTTTCATCTGCATTTAAACTTTTAGCTAATGCTAATGGGTCAGATGTTTTAGGCTTTTTACTTTTAACTATCTTCTCCCTCTGCTCAACAGTTTTAGTTGGCACCTTTCTACGCACTTTAATCTCTTCAATTAAATTAAAGACATTCACTCTATCCATTTCAGTTATTGATTTATGTAAGGTGTGAATTGTAGGCATTATTTACCTTTTAATCTTCTAATAATTTAGTAGAATCTATAACTTCCTTTAAACTATTTATAAGATTATTAAATTTTTCTGATTCATAATATAAATTTTTAATTATAATATTTTCAGGTAAATTTTTTATTTTTAAAATAGTAGAAGCATAATCAATAGCAGGAATTTTCATACCTATTTTTAATTCACTAGGTTTTATACCATTAACAGCAGTTAAAATTTCTTCTACCTCTTTTTTAGTAGCAGATATTAACACACCTAAATCAGTTTTAGCTATAATTTCCATGATTTAATTCTCCTTTTTATTATTTTTTTTCTTTTTACTCTCAACAGGTTTCAATTCTTTCACAATGTCTAAGACATTTATATCTCCAGCGAGCATTGTGAACTTCACCACTTCACCGTATTTGTCATAAGCTTCGAAGAATTTAGTTAGGAATACATTAATCAGCCTTTTAACCTCACCATGGTCAAAGGTGTTAACGACTCTCATTTTTAATTCATCTGAAACTTCACAAGTTATTCTTTGCGTATCTTTTTTATTCATTTCATTTTTACCTCTTAGTTCTCCCTATTAAGTGCATCCCAAAAAATTCTACGGTATTTTTTGTTAATTTCTGATTCTTGATCAGGAGTTTCTCCATGTAAAGGATTTTGCATAACTCCTTTTAACCATTCATATTCACCTGCAGTTAGTATAATAGTATATTCTCTTACTACAGTTGTTAAGTATTTCATTTTAGCTCCTTCTCTCCAAACTTAATTACGTTTTCTATTACTGACTGATTTTTGTAGTTGAACCAAGTCCAATCGGTGTTGTATACACCTATCATCCATTGGCCTGTTTTGGCCTGTTTGTAAAAGTTGTTTTTGTATTTATATAAATGGTTTTGCATTTTTAACTCCTTTTAAAGTTGGGAAAGGACCGCGCGAGAGTGCGTGAAGTCTGGAGATACGTTAATTTCTCTTTATTTTCTCTCCCGGCCTATCCGGTGCGGCCCTTTCCTTTGTGATGGTTATTTTTCCTTTTCGATACGCTTTAAAAGTTCTTCGTACATTTTGGTTAGGTTGTGTTTTACCAGAGAAACTCCTCCAAGCATTTCTGCAAATGAAGAAATTTTATTAAACTGATAAGTGTTATGCGATTCAGCAAAGTTAAACAACGCGCTTTCAAGAGCTTCCGTGCTGTCTAATTGTTTCTTGACATTTGCAGCTTGGGCCTCATAATCCGGCCTGCATTCTCTAAGACTGCTTGTTTGTGGTGATAATCCGAGACACCCTTGATCAATGTCAAAAGACATAATTTTTCTTCTTTGATTTATTAAAGAAACCCACTTTCAAGACGTCTCCTGAACGATACCTGTTAATTCAGGTCACCTGGTGCGCTTGCCATAAGACAGAGGCGAGGTGGGTATGTTTTTCTTGGTCTTGGCAAGGATTTGCACCTTGCAGTTGTAGCTTCCGAAGCTAATCACGTTTATCATGTTAGGTAATTAATCTAACCGATACCGGCTCCTCACAGCAAATGTTAAATAGGTACTTGTTATAGCTAAAGGCATTAACTAACCTCTCGATCATTCCTACATTCTTTTGCTTTGCGTCTACCTATTCCGCCACAAGACCAAGTTAATTCAACTACATATACCGTTTAATGAAGTTCTCTTCTTCACCTGACATTTTATTCACCTTCTGACCAAGCATGACATAGCCTTCATGACCAATGCTTTCATTGTGATCTTTACACTCTTCAATTGAGAAACACTTTTCAAATGAAGCAATTTTCCACAATGCTTTGTTTCTTTCTTTATCAGTCATAGTAGGTGAAGGCAGACCCATGAAATCATTCAATTCTTTGGCTGTAGGATTGTCAACAATCTCGAATAGTGGCATGAAGTAGCTGTTGCCATTCTTATCCTTGCGTATAGCATTGTCATTTTCATCAGTTACATAGCCAATGATACGAAGTTTTGCTTCACCTGCATCTGCGATTGAAGGTTCTACTGCTTCTGTTGTGTTGATGTCAAGAAATCCCATGATTTTAATCTCCTTTAATTTTAATTTTAATTTAATTTTAACTTTAATTCAATTCAATTTTTTTTAGATTTTAATTTTAGATTTTTTTTAATTTCCTGTGTGCATTTTTTGCATACAGCGATTCATTCACCTCCTTTTTTAATTTAACATATCGTATATTATTTTATTGGCCCTATCGGATTCGAACCGATAACTTACCCCGCCGAGTATGCTTTACCGCTGATGCCTCAGACAATTATTAAGCTAAGGGCCAATTCAAGACCTTTTATTTAACATTAAGTTTTTCAATACAACCTTTTAATTTACCAATTGAGAGGATGTATTTGTCTCCTTTCTTTTTCATCAATGTTTGAATTAACCTTTCAATTTCTTGAACGATTTCAATGTCAGTTAATTCAACTTCTTCTTTCTTCTCCTGTTCATCACCGTCATTTAGAAATGATTCCTTTTTACCAGCCAATTTATTCACCCCCTTTAATTTAAACTAACTTAGGTTTATCATTATATTCAAGGCCAACCTTTTTCAAAATATTCTTAATGTTCGGCTCTTCATATTGCTCAAGCTTTCCAGTTGAACTGAGACGACTACGACAGGCGTGAGTTCCTGTACTCTGTGTTAGAATTCTATATGTTGTGCCATTTGAACCAGTTTTAGGGTCCATCACCCACACTTCATCAAACAAAGTGGGGATGGTCACAGTTCCCTGACCCGTAGTTGCATACCTGTATGATATACGCTTGCTGACCTCATCAGTATGCATAGCCAGATGGCCAGTTAAGATGAAGTCACAAGGCAGGTCGAGACACTGGCGGATGAAATTACGGATTAATGTCTTTTGAGGTGTATAGTCGTGGGTGAAACGTGGCGCTTGACCAGGTATTCCAGCCTTCTTCAAAATGTCATTCATGATCATCTCAGCCCATGAAGTTGAGCTGTCAATTATGAATGTTCCAAAATGCTTGAACACACCTTCTTTATCCAACCTATCCATTTCTTTTTGCCAGATAGGGAACATAGTTGGGCGCATAGGGTTTTCAGATTCATATCGAGTATCGGCAATTATATCTCCGGTTTCAATTAGATCACGAACACTCTTAGTTCCACCAGGATCGAAGCTGTGAAAGAGGATAGGTTTGCGAGCAGTTCGAGCGAGAAAAGTTTTACCTGTCCCCATTTCACCTAAGAGGAGGAGGTTGAAAGTTTTCTGACGAGGATCATTTTTGTATAGATTTAGAAGGTCAGCCGCTGTTTTCTTACTTTCGAGAAATTCTTTATTCTCATTTAAATTTTCAGTCATAATTCACCTTTTTATTTATTATTCTTTTATTCTTTACCTTCATAACAGGAAAAATCTTTATACATTGAAGATGCTGTACAACAAGTTATTCCACAAACAACTATTGATCCATCAGCAAATTGTTGAATATCTTTATGAGGCTTCCAATTTAAACAGTTAGAGCAGGGAGGTTCTTTGATTAAAATTGAGGTGTCAACTTCAACACATAAGCTTTCAATGTCTATCCAATTTTTCATACTTTCTCCTTTTATTTTAATTTAATCTCATCAATATTTGTAGTTGAATGTAACTCAACTAATGGGTCCCAAAACTTAACTTCATAACCCAATGGTGGGCTGAAGGCTTCTTGAAGGGGGTTGGTCCAGTTGCAGCAGAAATCGTGATAGGTACAAGTTGTTGCATAGTTTGTACAGCTTTTTGGATTCAATCTAAATGCTGCCATTACTGGGTCAATGTCCTTTGAATTGCTTAACTTTTCAAAATCTGCTTTAATTAAATCTATCCAACTTAAAATAGTTGTTAGCCAAATTTGCATCTGTTTATTATTCTTATAAACAGGCACTCTTGTGAAACTAAACATATAGCTTTTAGTTTTCTTAAAGCCGAGACCGTTGATGAGGACACCATCGACCAGGTTAGGTGGGTAGATTGAGTATAAAGCATGGGTGTAAGTTCCGGCTTGAATACCTAATGTCCATTGGTTATCCCAAGTTGAATTGAAATCACCTTGTTTAGTCTTATGTTCGAGGGTTTTAATTCTGTTATTATTTTTATTTTCAATAATTGCATCAATTTTGAAGATTATATTTTCATCTTCAGTTAAATTAACTCGGCCAGTCACTTCGGTGTATAACACCTTGTAACGTCTGAAGTCGTCTGCATACTTTTGGATGTACTCTGAAAGGAAAGCGAAGAAGCGGTTGGGTGTTTTAGGCTCAAACCATTCATCTGTATGTTCAGGGAAGTATGTTCTATATTCATTTAGAAATAGTTGAAAAGCGTCAACAACAGTTGAAGGTGAAAAGCCATTGATGTAAAGATGTTCCATGGCAATATGGACAGCTTGACCAAAAATTAAATGGTTGTTAGGACTGTTAGTTTGCCAGCCAAGGACATGACGATAGAAGAATTTTCTTGGACATTCTATGTAATCTTGAATCTTTGAACTGTCAAGATCATTCCAACAGTTGTTGAAAGGTATGGGCCAATTTAAATTTTCATTCAGATTCATTTAATGCTCCATTTTTTATCTTATTCAATTATCACTGTATGCATATTATGCATACAGGGATTAAAGGTCAACTACTTCAATGAAAGCGGAGAAGCGAGGAACTTTTTTCTTACTTGATATTGATTGATAGCCAACTTTGCAAAATTTATCAATCAATTTTTCTTTAACTTTCCACAGGTCTTCTCTTTGTTTTCTTGTGAAGCCAGAACCAACACCAAATTCTTCACCATTAAAACCTGAACATATTAATGAGCCGAGGCTGTTCTTTAAATTTCCATGTTTGTCAACCTCTTGAACATATCCAACTATTTTATAATAGTCAAACTTTTTAGGTTTGAACTTCATTAAATAAGTTGATCTTCTTGTTATGTATTTATTTGAAGGGTGGCGGAGGATTATGCCTTCATAACCATTGTTTAGATAGTTTAGGTATTCAGAGTTAAGTTCTTCAAGTGAATATATTAACTTAGTTTCAACAAATTTAATTTTATCGCTTTTTATATCCTCTTTCAATTTATAAAGATCTTTTAACCTTAAATATTGAGGATCATCAGTTATTAAATCAAAGATGTGATATTCCATACTTTCAAAATCTTCAGATATGTTTACAGTTCTGGATACAATTGAATTGATTTCATTCTGTTCAATGCCGTGAATGTATAGTTCACCATCAAGATGAATGTTGAATGGGAGGTGGATTAATACCTCATTTATGTGGGGAACACTGATTATAATCTCACTTGTTGAACTGTAAAGACATTGATCAGCAGCGCTATAACGACAGCGGTTACCGTCCAGCTTTGGTTGGATGAAGACAGGAAAGCCCCACTTTTTCAACCTATTATAGTCCATTGGATAACACAGTATTATATTGTTTCTTTCCTTTTCACTATAATCATTCATCATTATTTTAATCTCTCAACTATTTGATCAAAGCAGTTGCTGGCAATAGCCAAGTTATATTTAACTTCATGATCTACAACTTGTTTAATCATAACTTTAATTATAACCTGGATAATTTTAACTTTGAGTTTAAATAACATTAGATGTTCCTTTGTAAATTTTTTATCATTTTTAAGTTTTTTAAAAAGGACAGGCTTTTATACCTGTCCTTTTTTAACTTAAGTTAAATTAACTAATTAAACACCCAAACTGGCAAGGAACTCCTTCTGTTTCTCAGGAGACCAATTTTTAAAGTCATTCTTAATCTGCTCAAAGCTGGTTTCTTTTCTAACCCGAGGAGCAATTGTGCCAAGTTTGTAGGCATTCAAGTCAGCTTGAATCTCTTCGTCAGTTTTACCTGCGGCTTTCAATGCCCTTACTCTTGCTTGCAACACTACCTTAGCCTGGGCAGTTACGTAGCTAAATGCTACATCTTCGCCATAGGTTTTGACGAAGCTTTTCAAATTCTCAGTCAGGTCATAAGATGAATTAACCTCAACATAAACTTTCTTACCATTACCATCAAGTTCTTCTGTAGCTATTTTAGTTTTAAACTCCATTTTCTTTCTCCTTCATTTTTTAAGTTAAGTAAAGTTGAATGACAATCATTCAATTTCAATTTGAGTTCATTTTAATTTTATTTTTTGGTTTTGTCAACAAAAAATGTTAAAATTTTTTCATTTATTTTTAATCGATTTAAACGGTTGATTTTCAATCAATATTATCACATTTGAAAAATCCAATTCATTGCCAAATCAAACGACAACCACCGAATTTTGGATATTTTGATCATCATTTCAATCCAATAATTCCATCAAATAATCTGGCTCAAGACCGAAAAACTCCTCACAAATGTTTTCAGCTGATTCTAAATCACCTTTTCTTATATATTCATCTTCGTTGTTTTCAAACTCCCTGCATAAATAACCTTCTGAGTTAAAGAAAGTTATCCAAGTTTTTAGATTCCAATTAACTTCCTTCTTCTTTAAAGAAAAATTTTCTTTTTCTTCTTTTGTTAAATTTATTGAGAGTATTTTATTCCTTACTGCTTAATTTCAAAGAATCATGCTTTTGCATCACCAGTTTCTTTATAATTTCTTGCCATATCAGCTTCGTGTAAAGTTGCTCCGATAAGTAAAAACATTATCATAGCAAGTAAGACTAATAGACTATCTACAATTATTTTAATCATTAGCTATTCCTCCTTTATGACTGCGTAAAATATTCAATAAATATAAGAAAAGCATATATTAAATAAAGAATTGCAAGTATAAAATGAACACATAATTGAATAGTAATATACATTTTTAAATAAAACATTTTAATCCTCCTTCTCCTTCTCCAATTTCCTGCCGCAGTTTGGGCAGTGTACCAACCAAGGCCCTTTGTGTTGATCATCAAGTAGCCTCAAACATATTCCGCACGGATGCTTATCTTGGTCTATTTTTTGTAATGCCTTTAGCCATCCGGTATAAAAGCCTTGTCTATAGGCCGCAAGCTCTTCGTCGCTTCCATTGAAGCTTTCTTTCATGACCTCTACCATTTCTTTTTTCATTTATTCACCTTTTTTAAATTTAAGTTAAAGCTCAATCGCTGTGTACATTTTCTGCATACAGCAATTGATGTTTTTCTATTTTTAATCCTTATTCCAAGCTTTTATAGCAGCTTCTTTAGTTGGTTTTCTTGGTCCATCTGCTTCACAAGCTTTACATCTTACATTAACGTCAACTTTGTCTTTGACACTTGTGTATGTTGTAATTACAGAAGTAGCTGAAGAACCACAGAAATAACAATTAGAAATAAATGGTTCTGGAATTGTTTTGATGTAGTTATAATTTACAAGAAATTCTTTTACAAACTTATAATTGTCTAAAGGATCAAATTTTTTCAATTTAAATGGTCCTAACCACTTAATACCATTATCTGAAAACATCACTTCCTTTCCAATCAACGCCTGGACTTCAGGCAAGTCAACGTCAAGGCCAGAATATGCTTTTTCTGTTTTCTTCTCATCTTCAACAAAGGTTATATGTTCTTCTCTTACCCACCAGCCACGGTTTTCTTCAGTAAAACCGCTACAAGTATGTAAACTGTTTCTTGCTTTATCAAATTCAACACCTATGTTATAACAGCTGTCAATATACTTAATTGTTCCAAGTTCCTTAGTGAAAGTTTCTTCGTCTACTTTACCATTTACCAAAACCCTTCTTCCGATATCTTTCTCAGTTATTTCCATTTTTATTTTCTCCTATATTTTCTTGGAATAAAGTTTTTCTTCTTAAGCTGTGCATTTGGTTTCTTATACTCTCTATTTGCTTCATAAACAGGATTTATTCCTACTCCTGAAGATTTGAATGTGTTCATGTAGTTGAACTGGCCTGGCGTCTTCGTACTGGTTGAACTGGACAGTATGAGGACGAACAAGGCAGAGAGGATGATAGATTTCATCCTATCTCCTTTCTTCAACATGCATAAGTTCTGCCGTGAAGATGTAAGTTTTAAAAGCTGCTTTACTCGCCATAGCTTCTTCTTTTGAAGAATAAATATCACCTGTGTAGTATTCATCTCCGTCTTCGAAGTAGTAAAGGTTAGTGAAAAGTCTTATATCTTCGTGTTTTGTGTTTTTCATTTTCTACTCCTTAATTATACATTTTGTGCAGATTATTTCAAAATCTGTACGCATTTTAGTTAAGGCTTTAAACTGTTTAGTTAAATCTGCGATATCAGAATCCATTTTATCTGGATCTTGTCCTGGATAATACTGTTCAGAGCTTAAATTTTCTGCTATTTGATAGATTAATCTACTTAATCCATCAATAACTTGCTCGGTGTGTGAGGTTCTCATTTTCATTTTCTCCTTCTGAGTTATAAGTAAAAAGCGTACACTATAAGATTCCACTTACGGCATAATTACCAGGACATTGTTTACCATAGTAAATACATTTAGCACAAGTATTCATAATTTATTCTTCCTCTATATAACTTTTCAATACATTAAAGATTCCTTCATAATCTCCTTTTGAAAATCTTCTTCCTAAAAGATTATCATTTACGCCTAACTGTGTCCAATTTCCATATCCTGTTATGTAAGGAAAGAAGAAATGTTCTCTTGCTTCTGGGTGTCTGTTACCACATGAAATAAGAAGTGTTATAGGACCATAACTTGGCTCCCATTCTACACCTCTTGTCTCATTAGCATAGAGAAAAGACATAATTGGCTCACATTTGTTGCATTTTTCTTCATTATATCTTGCTGATATAACTACATAGGCATTTTCTATTTCTGGAAATGGAATTACTTTAACACCTTTAAATTTCATAATTTACCCCTTCAATTTATTTAATACTTCGTTAAACATAGATGGATCAATTTCCTCCTTCTTCTCAACACAAGTTTTATCTACATTGAGGAGAGGGTCAAATTTTAAATTTTCCTCACCTAATGCATTTAACAGTTTTTTTGACCTGTTTCTGTTATTTAAATAAGGGCTGATGATTTTAACTGCCTCCTCAATTGTTGAAGGTTTATAGTAATGGTTTTTGTCAAGTTGGGCAGATAGAAATTCAATGGACAGATAAACTGCCTTTGATCCTGAGTTAATTTTCCCTCCTGCTTTTTCAAGGAAGAGGACAACTTGGGCAAGTGATCTTACATTCACCCTACAGCTAATTGTGATAGTTGGACTCATTTAACCTCCTCTTAATTTTATAGTTATCTTTCATTTTCAACATTTTTAAATCTCCTTAATTTAATTAAGTCAAAAGTTTAATTGCTGTATGCAAAAAATGCATACAGCAATTCACATTTTATCTAATTTCCATCTTCAATTAAATAATATGTTTCATTTATAATGTTTAAAACAGATTGAAATGGCTTGCTCCCACAATCATCAGACATTTCATTAATGGCTATGGCCAAACTCCTTATCCATTTATGAATCTGTTTAATATCATTCTTTTTTAAAGCCACCCTAACTACAACCTTCTTATCTTTAATGCCTAATACTTTGAATGCATCATGAATTGGAAATTTTGATCTGAGGTTGAATTGTTCTTGAATCATTGTTGAGGTAATTTCACCTGATTCAATTTTCTCTTTATTCTCCTCAATAAATTTGTACAGGTTGAATCTTTCTAAATTAGTCAAATGTTTTTTCATTTTTAACCTCTTTTAATTAAGTTTAATTTTCAAATCAGCTAATGTTTTTAAAAGTTTAACTTTATCAAATTCAGACAAAGTCTGAGCAGATTTAACCATCTGCTCAAAATTCATTGTTTTAATTTCCTTCTTCCTTTCAACCTTTTTAATTTCACATTCAGATGAAATTGATTCAATTTTACCTCTTGAATAATCAGGGCAAATTGTAACTTTACCTTCATCTATATAAATTTGTTTAATTACATCTTTATGTTTTTTAATTAATGGCTTAAGTTGTTTTTCAACATCTTCAAGCTCTGTCAGGAGCTGAAATCTCTTAAATTTAAGGGTGTCAATTTCAACTTCAAGACCATTTTGAGTTTGTTTAAGAAGGTCAACTGAAGGTTGAATTGAATTATTTGGATTGTTTAAAGTTGGATTGTTGAAACTTGTGATTTCATTGTTAACTGTTGGTTGATTGATTGAAGTTGTGGTCTTGTCATCTGTGATGACCCGATCATTATTCATAAATTTATCTCCTTGATTTAAGTTTAGATTTAACTTTAAGTTTAGTTGAAATGTGAATAAAAAGTAAGATGAAAAGCCAGAGGAAAAATTCCCCAGGAAATTCACTTAATAAATCACCTAAATTAGTTAAAAGATTCATTTCATTACCTTTATACAACATAGTGTTAGGTTTTGAACTGGTTGAAAGGCCACAATGCAATTATGTAACATTTGTCACAACAACGGCATGTGTCCCCATCGCCCCACCTTCCTTATAAGAGACTTACTTGTAATAGGCTAAGGAGGCGACTCCCTTGCTGTGTGCACCCAAAATGAAAAATAGGAGGAACATACAACAATGTGACGTTGATACAATGTGACGATATGACAATATTACATTTTTTATATAAAAACAATGTAACATTTGTATCATTCAAAGAACTTATCAAAGAACTAAGATTTTAACTAATCTAATCATTTAAATAGGTTAAGCTTCGCTTGAAACTTAACCTATTCAATCATTAGATTAATTTTTATCTATATCCATCAATTTGTTGATTGCTACAGCCCTTTCATTTTCGGGTAGGGTTTTAATATAAGCTATCATTTCTTCAAAAGTCATAGGTCTGACCGTTTTAGCCTTCTTTGATCCCATATTAGTTACATCAACGGTCTTTCCATCCATAGCCAGAAGTTCATCAACTGTCAGGTCTCTGTTAGCATTCTGCCAAACAACTACCCGATTGGCCAGTGCCCAATCAATCATTTGCTCATTTGAGCAATTGTCAAAATTGAAATCCAAGGTGATTTTATAACTTGGATCATCTTTCCCTGTACCTGTAACTTTCAATTTCATAGTAATGTCTTTTTTCATGGTTTAATCTCCTTTTAATTTGAATTGCTGTATGCAAAATATGCATACAGGGATTGAAACATTGTTGAAAATAATCATTGCAATCATTGTGCCAAGGTATGAATTAAAAAAATATTGAATAAAATCAACTGGTTATAAAATCAATTAAAAAATGTGTCAAAAACTTAACGCCAAAATATTGACAGCTTGTCAAAATAATGACAACTGACTGAAAGCCATTCATTGAATGAATAGGTTGGATAAACTAATTAAATGTCATTAACTAACTGAACGAAGTTCATTCAATAGGTTGAATGTAGGTTGGATGAAGTTGAAAATTTGTTTGAAGAGTTAAAGGCGAATGGGGGAAGGTGACTTGGAAATTATTCATACCTTTTAACTACATTTAGGACGAAGTTTTGGAAATGATAAATTTGTTTCAAATCACCCACTTACCTTAAAGGGATTAAGTTAACCTAACTAATTCAACAGTTAAACTAATTTAGAATTTAACTGAAGGTTGAGCTTTGTAAATTTTATTTCATTTTAAATTTGCCTATTGACATCAATTTATTTTTAATTCATAATTGAATTATCATTAAACTAACCCTTTTAATTTAAATGAGCTTGAAATGTTATCTGAATTGATGGATGAAGATTGTGCTGAACTTTATAATGACTTCGTTGAAGAGCAGCGAAGTTTCTTAACGCCAGATAAAGTTAAGAAAAGTAAAGGTGAGAGCAGGCCAAGTTTAACTGGTGAGCATAAGTGGCAGGTTACTGAAATTCAGAACCGCCACCACCAGATTAAAGATCTCCTCTTTCTTGGCTATAGTAATGAGGAAATCTGTGCAACTCTCAACTGTTCACCCCATCTTGTTTCCACAGTTAAAAATTCACCAATTATTAAAGACCAACTGGCTTTAATGCACGCTGCTGCTGAAGGTGAGATTATTGACATTAATAAACAGATTAAAAATCTTGTGCCAAAAGTTCTTCTTGGCCTGAGTGAGATTATAAACTCAGGATCATTAGACAATGAGCCGGTCTCCCAAAGATTGAGGGTTAAAGAGTTCAACAATTTGTTGGATAGATATATGGGCAAGCCGACACAGAACATTAAGACACAAAACATTAATCTTCATTTTACTAAAGAAGAGTTAGATGAGATGAAGATGAGAGCTGTTGAGGTGTTAGGGAAAAATGGGTGATTTACAGGTCACGCAAGTGACGAGACCAACATCGAGATCTACGTCAACACTATCACCATCGCAATCATCTCAACATAAGCACAGTTAATTTTCATTAGAAATTGGCTGATCCCTGTATGCATTTTATGCATACAGCAATGAATCTAAATCTAAATTTAAATTTAATTTAAATGGAGAAGAAAATTATGTTCAAATTAACCCTTTCAATCATCCTCACCTTTTTAATCATTTCATCAACAGTTGCAACTGTGTCAGCTAACAACTTAATTTATTCAACAGATAAAACAGCTGATGCTTTAATTTACACAGGTTATAGTAATTTCACAGGCATTTTAATTATAACTGACGGTTCAAACACAGTTACAGTTGATATCTATGATGGTACATCGACTTCGGGGACTAAGATAATTCCCACAATAGTTTTTGATCCTGCTGACAATACTAATCACGTATTAAGTTTTTTACCTCCTATTAAAATGAATGATGGAATTTATATAGATGTAACAACAGCAGGAACTGTTACATATAAAGTTTATTACAATACTATTAAACAGTAGGAGTGGTTGAAAGATGAAAAAACTCTCTCTTGCAATTTTATCAATCATCCTCCTTTTCTTCTCCCTGGCCGGGAATGGGTGGGGGGCGACTTATTATGCTGAAAAGATAGCCGGAACGGTACGTTATAAAGCAGGAGCTTGGCCCACGGCTGCCGACACTTCCGGTACTTTACAGGTTGCCGCTAATGCTTCCACTGAGCTTGTGATAGGTGGTGGTGTTTCGGGTATTACTTATGTTGATGCTGATGTCACTTCTAGCGATTACTTTGTACTAAATAATGGTATAACCGTAAGAGCCGCCGTTCCAAGTGACACAGATTATGCCTCCCATTCTGGTCCAGTAACCTGGGAATTAACTGCCAAGACATACGGCTTTAGAGCAACTGATGCGACGGCTACAATAAAAGGGTTCACCATACGGCATACAAATCCCGCTGCCGGCGAATATGGTGCGTACATACGGAATGCTTCTGCTGTAACTATAGAGGACATGGATATAACCGGGTTTGCTTTTGGATTATACGACACTTCCACAGGTACGGTGGCTGTAAAAAATAGTTTCTTTTCTGATGTAACCATTCGGCTTGTTTATAAAACAGGTTCGGGCACTCTTACTGGAACAAACTCCATTTTCTATGGCAGTAATATATCTGGTATTGTTGTGTCCGCCGGGATAGCGCATCTATATAATTCAGTCGTTTGGGGAGTTGGTGCTCGTTCAATCTGGGCATCCAATGCTGCTGGCTCAATAAACCTTAAAAATTCTATTGTTGGCGGATCTGGATTTCATGGTTACCGGGTATTAGACGGGACCGGGGCAATAACCGCTGACTATTGTAATATTTTACCAAACGCTACCATAGAAGATTATTTATATACTGGTGATGTCACAATCACAAACAGCCAATATGTAAGCCCTAAATGGCAAGAATCCCGTAGGCAAGGGTTCTTTTCAATCGTGATTGATGATTCCCGCAGTTATGCTTTTTTTAAAAGCCTTGCGGATGCTACAAATGTACCTATTACTTTTGCCGTTGATGGGGCAGATGATTATTTTGATGCTTATGGTACCTGGGAAGAACTTAGCACATACTTAGACACTGATGATGTTGCCTGTAATTCTCTTAATCACCCCAAATTAACAGTTTTGGACGGAGTTTTGTTTTCATCAACTCGTGCGGGGGCAAATGTCGCAATATCTATGAATAGAACAGATCCCGATCCGACAAACTGGAGTGGCACTATCACCTTGTCAGACAATGTAAATGTTGAACCCTATGTGATTAATATACCAGCCGATGCAACATCATTGGCCCAACTCGAAACGCTCGTTGATGCCTATGATTCAACTAACTGGACTGTTACTCTCGACACTGGCACAAACGCAAACCTTGCTTCTGTTCATGCTGTTTGCATTGATGATTTTAATGCAGCACCTACTACAACCCCACTTAACCAAAATAAATTCTGGTACATGGAAACAGTTTATCCCAAATATTTAATTGAACAGGCTTTAAGCGCATATGTTTCTGGCTGGACTTGCGACGTATTTATACACCCATATAACGACACCTCTGCTGATCTACGGGCTTTTTTGGCTGATGACAGCAACTTCTCACCATTGGGGGTCACGGCTTATAAGGGCGCAAGGGGTGCTGTGGCGGATGAACAAAGTAACACGTCAACCGGAGTTGATTTATACAACCTTTACGGCCCGACTACATATGGAGGGTTAATAGGTACAGATGAAATAGAAAGGGATTCTGCGGCCCTGGGAGAGTTTATGGCTTGGTCAGGCGGGGTTTGCGTTTTTTATGGGCACGTCAATGAATTGAGTGTGCAGAACTGGTTAGATATTATAGCTGGAGTAAAGTCGGCAACTGGAAATGTATTTTACTCTTTAAGAGGATTAATTACTGATCTTCGATCCCGTGGTACAGTTGTGGATCGTGTGTGTACTGTAACATGGGATGATACTTACAATTTTATACCATTATCCACTTCTCCAGCAAACGGAGCTGGAACAATAATTGATGGCATCCACAATCAAGCAACTCCAGCAACCGATATCCTTGGCCGTGACGTTCTTTTTACCCCGAACATCGGAGCCTATGACGGCAGGACTTCTTTGACAATCACCGAAGACGACTACGCTCCGGCAGATTATGCAGTTCGGGCCGGGGCAACTTTAATCCTTAAAGGCGGTGGTCATGTTGATCTTTCAGGTCTTGCCGATACTGACGCAGATGACATTATCACGGTTAAGCTCAAATCAAAAACCCTTAACCAATTCACGCCGAACGGAACTGGAACGGTATTGCTTCCTAGATCAGGCGGCGGAATGCTGTACATAGGGCGATAATGAGAATCACCCTCTCAAATATTTGCTTTGGGATTGCCAGCATATTCAAGGGCCTCGGCATCCTGATTCGGACCAAGGAGAAGACCATC